ATAGTGCTTACTCAATAGTATGGGTAGCATTTGATTTGAGTAGTAATGCAGAAGGCTGCAATACATATGTTAGCCTAAATGGAAAAACTAATCATAAGTTAGCTGATTTTAATTGCCCTATTCCTGCTTCGGTTGTTGCAGTATGGGGAGTAGATAATACAATAATAGACAACTATATCCTTTCTCAATATCCACGATTCAAAAAACAGGACTAATGAACTTTCAAGATTACAAAATATATATTTTAAATGGCTTTGCGCTTTCGGTATCAATGACCAACATTGAAACTTATTTGCGAGTTACATTACTAATGTTGTCTATTGCATACACAATTTTTAAACTTTTAAAAAATGATAAAAATGAAAAATCTTAAAACAAGTTTGGCAGGATTACTGGCTGGTATGCCATTTGTTATTGATGCGCTTATGCAAGCCTATACGGGTGGTTCTTTTACCAATAAAAGCGGTCTACAATTAGTAGCAGCTATCGGGGTGGTTCTTTTAGGTCTATATTCTAAAGACCACGATGTTAAGGGTATTTAGTTGGTTGGTAGCAGTTTCCTTATTAGGAGGCTGTTACACCCAATCTAAAGCTGTAAAACAAGTTAACAAGGCACTAGGCAGCTATCCTCAAATAGTGGCTAAAATTGCCTTAGATTCATTCCCTTGTGATGTTATCCGTATTGATACGATTATATCTGTAAGTGATACGATTGTGGAATACCAACCTATTGAGAATTTTACTACTCTGTCGCAAATTGATACTATAATTGAGACAAAAAAAGTGTACGTTAAATTACCGTACAAGACTATTTATATTACAAAAGTAGTGGAATCAACTGCAAAGCTAACCATCATTAATGCTCAATTAGATTCGGTTAATAATGTGATTCGTGAATTGCAAAAGTCGAAGGATGAATTAAGCGGTAAAGTTGAAAGAAAAAATAAAGTTATTTGGTGGCTTATTGGTCTTTTGTTGTTATTGTCAATTCCTTTAGTTATCCGCATTTTTAAAATGTTATCAATAAATATTTAGTTTTACATACATGAAGCAGCCATCTGAAGAATTTTACCGATTAATAAAGTTATTTGAGGGCTGTAAATTAGAGGCTTATAGATGCCCTGCTAATGTTGTAACTATTGGCTGGGGTAGTGTTTTGGATACTAAGGGCAATCCTTTTCAAATGGGTGCTAAAATTACTCAGGCTGATGCTGATTTACTTTTGAAAAATGAAGTTAATAAAAAAGCTAAGTTTCTAAATAAAGAACTAGGGAAAACAGAAATAACGCAAAATCAATTTGATGCGCTTTTATCATTTCAATATAATTGTGGTAATGCAGCGTTAAGCAGAAGTACTTTATTCAGGAAAGTAAAAGCTAACCCAAATGATAGTACAATAGTTTCAGAATTTGCAAGATGGAACAAGGCAGGAGGCAAGGAAATTAAGGGATTAACGATAAGAAGATTAACGGAATCTAAACTTTATTTCAAGAAATAAAAATTATGCGCCCAAGATTTAACGAAACACAATCGGACTGGTGGAAGCAAAAGCAATTATTTGATAAGCAACTTTACAAGGTATTAATATTTTCAGATTGTCATGGATGGCTGGCAGACCTTTCTGCTTTACGTTGTATTAATAAAGTACTTCAGCATAATAAATTTGATGAAGTAATAATTAACGGTGATGTAACCGATATGCCTTACATATCAAAGCACAGTCAGAAACTTTATCAGGAGGGTATACTAAAAGGATATACTGAAGTCGGAGAAATAGAATACACTAAAGAGCAGATACTTAAACCTTTACGATTAAGCACAGAAGCAAAGATAAGAATTAGACTAGGCAACCATGATGAAAGAATAACTAATCCTTACAATATAGGAGATAAACAGTTGGCTAGATTGGCAGTATTGTACAAAAACTATAATAGTACTAAGTACAATGAGATGCTAGACCTTAGGGAAAGTGATGGTTATATTTATGATGAAAGCGACGTGTACAATTTATTTAATATTTTTGATGTTACACACGGATTAAGTTTAAATAAGACTGCTGCTGAAAAAAATATATTTGAGTATATGGGGAGTGGTTCTACTGGTCATACTCATAGGCTAAATTCAAAGTATTTAACTAATAGGAAAAACCCTTATGTTTGGCTTGAATCAGGATGTACAAGGTTAACAAAAGAAGTAGAATTTTTCCCTACTGGTAAAACTGCCGATTGGCAACAGGGATTCATTGAAGTAGTGTTTACAAAAACAGGATTCTTTGCCCAGCCTACTTTAATTCTTAATGGTGAATGTTATTATAACAATATAATATACAAGGGATGAACGGAAGTATATTAATACCTGAAAACTTTAAGCTGGGTGGAAAAACTATTAATATAATTATAGACAATGAATATTGTAACGACAATAACTGTTTAGGTGAAGCGGATTTTACTTTGAAAATAATTACATTATGCGACACCTATGCTGGTAAGAAATTAACAAAGCGAAGCAAAGAACAAATATATTACCATGAGTTAATCCATCAGATATTGCATACTATGAAATTAGAAAGATTAAAGTACAATGAATTGTTTGTTGATGCTTTTGCCGACTGTTTAATTGAGTATGAACGGACAAAAAGATAGTTTGTTTTTTTTAGTTTTGGTTTAATCCTGTCGTTTCTACGATGGGGTTTTTCTTTTAAAACCCAATATAATCAATAGTTATTAAAATAATTATATATATAATATAAATAAAGTTTAAAATAAAGTTTAAAAAAAAGTTTAAAATAAATTTGGTGGTATGGAATATTAAATATAATTTTATGGAATCAAATAACAATTAAAACTAAAAACAATGGAAAATTTAAAATCAAACATTGAAAAAACATTAAAAAGTGGAACTAAACTTTATGAAGTTTATATTGAAAATGGCGAAATAAAAATGAAGATGCCAAATGCAAGTATTATCATTGGTTTTACTGCTGATTATATTAAATCGGCAATTAAATTAATTAATGATGATAGTATTGCATACACAAGAATTGATAATGATTGGTATGGAGATGGTAAATCAGTTAAATTTTATAGTAGAGATTTAAGTGGTATAAGTAATTTAAAGGGATGGATTAACAATCAATTAAATTTTATGTTTAAAAAAGGATTTTATTCTCCATTATCTCCAACTGAAAAATCTTAATTAAAAAGGGGTGCAGCATCCTATCAACTGAATAAACCAAAAAACAAACTAAAATGAAAGCAAAAATTAAAATTAAAAACCCTTACACTTACCCAACATATACAGTTATTAGAGGAAGTGAAATTATCACATCATTTTATTCTAAAAAAGAAGCAATATTATTTAAAAATAAAATAAACGAAAATGAAAAATTACAAAATCGTATGTAAAGAAACTGGAAGCGTAATTGAAACATTCGCAACCTATGATGAAGCACAAAGCAGATTATCTGAATTCGAATATCAGGATTCTAATAATGGTATTTTTGTGGAAGATTTTTATGAAATAATTTAAACTAAAAAAAATGAAACCAAGCCAACTAAAAATGCTCGAAGATTTGTACAACTTTCTAGGAGCAAACGAACTACTACTAAAAGCAGAGTTTAAAAAAATCAAAAAGATAATACCTAAAAGTAAAAACCTTAACTTCCAGCAATTTTGCATCACCGCTTATTCTAACTTAAATGAAACTAAAAGTAAGTAAAACAGTATTACCACCTAAGCAGCCCAGCTTAATAAAATGGATGCAAGATTTCAAAGTAGGTGTAAGAATTGAAATGAAATCAAACAATAGAGCAGAAGAAATGAATCAATTTTATGACATTCAAAAAATTAAATTATGACTGACAAAGAAATAAATGACGCAATTATTATTACAATCATTATTTTGGTAGCTTTATTTGCCGATAACATTCTAAACTTTTTTTAACATGAAAATTTCAAACTTTACAAATAGCAAAGGAAACAAAGTAGCAAATCAATTTATTATTAATGATTCTGAATTTACTTTATTTCAAAGTTACGATTCTGTAATAATTAAAACTACATTTGAAGATGGTAAAAGAGTAGTATATTTAGATTCATACTACTGGGATTATTCAAAGACAACAAGTAAATATAGAAATTTATTTTTAGGAGAAAATAAAAAAGCAACGGAATTAAAAATTAAAAACAATATTTACAAACTTACTAACCTTAACTAAAATGAAATACAAATTTAAAACCGAAATTGAAACCGAAATTAATATTGAATTGCCTTATTATTTTAAAATAGAAAATTCACATATGGCAGATTCTTATTTTGCTATAATATCAGAAAATTTAGCGATTTGCAATTGGAAAATAAATGATATTACTTCTTTAAATTGTCCTCAAGTAATAACAAAATTTATTGATAAAGGTAAACAAATTACTTCCGCAGAATTTAAAACTGCAATAACCCAATCTTGTAACCATTTAATTAATCTAATATGAAAGACAGTATAGAATTATACATCGAACACCCTACCGATTGGGAGCAGTCAGAATATGTTATTGTCGATTACTTTATTAATTGGGATGGCGATAACCTAGATGACTTAGGAATTGACAAATGGCATCCAGTAGATTTAGCAGAATGGATTACTGAAGATTTAGTTTATAACGAATTACATAACCAAATAAAAAAACAAAATGAGCAATCTAATTAAAATTCAAAGCGAATTAAAAGCACCTAAAAACCAAACGAATAGTTTTGGAAAGTACAAGTACAGAAGTTGCGAGGATATTCTCGAAGCGGTTAAACCTTTACTTGCAAAGTATAATTGCCAACTTGTAATTAGCGACGCAATTAAGGAAGCAGCAGGGGTTATCTATTGTGAAAGTAGAATAGCATTTACCGATGGATTAGAGAACATAACGGTAACTGCCTGTGCTGGTATAGAACCAAATCGTAAAGGTATGGACATAGCGCAATCATTCGGAGCGTCAAGCAGTTATGCAAGGAAATACGCTTTAAATGGTTTGTTTCTTATTGATGATACAAAGGACGCAGATGCTACAAATAACCATAAAGAGGAAGTTAAACCATTTATGACTGATGATAAAATGATTAGTTTAGTTTCTCGGTATAATGATGGAGAAAGGGATATATTTGAGAAAGCAAAAGCGCATCTAGTATTAAGGGATAAAGATTTACTAACAATAAAAGCCTTAAAATGATAGAACAATATTCAAGCGAATGGTTTTCCCAAAGGATGGGCAAACTTACTTCATCAACTATTTATAACTTGATGACCGAACCAAAGTTAAAATCTGAAGCAGGGCAATTATCAGCAACCACAAAAGAATATCTAACAAGTAAACTTGCTGAACGTTTAACAGGGGTACAAAGAGAATTCACTAGCAATGCAACAAATCATGGTTTAGAATTAGAGAACGAAGCTATAAGATTTTATGAGGGCAAGACAGGAAACAAGGTTAACCCTTCAGGATACATTGAATCAATTAGCGGTCTGTATGGTGGTACACCTGATGGGTTGATTGAAGGTGGTGGAATAGTGCAAATTAAATGCCCCTACCAATATTCAAATCATATTAATAACGGTTGCATTGATAGTCAGGAATATTTTAAAAAGAATTACAAGCAGTATTACTGGCAATGTCAAAGTGATATGATAGTAACGGAAAGCGAATTTT